GGGTGGTTCTGAGTTTGGATCTAATAAGTTCAAGCAGTTCCCTACATATTCGGGAAGGCAAGGCAGAGGTAGTCGTGGTTGGTTTATCTACCCAACGCTACGCAGAATTCAGCCTGAATTGATTAGCAAATGGGAAGCAGCGTATAATCGCATTTTGGATAAGTGGTCGTAATGGCAAGAGATACCAGAACCCTATCGCTTAAGATCCTTGCAGATATTGATGACTTAAAAAACAAACTTAATCAAGCTGATAATGCAGTTGAGAGTAATAGCGACAAGATTGCAGCATTTGGAAAAAAGGCTGCTGCTGCATTTGCAGTTGCTGCTGCTGCTGCCGTTGCCTATGGCACTAAATTAGCCGTTGATGGCGTCAAGGCTGCAATAGAGGATGAGCAAGCACAACTTAGGTTGGCTGCTGCCCTACGATCTGCCACAGGGGCTACTGATGCCCAAATAAAGGCTACTGAGGACTTTATTCTTAAAACTAGCCTTGCAACCGGAGTTGCCGATGACAAACTTAGACCGGCAATGGCAAGACTGGCAATATCGACAAAAGATACTGACGAAGCACAAAAGTTATTAAACCTTTCATTAGATATCGCAAAATTTAAAAACTTAGATTTAGAAACAGTTGCAAATGCTTTAGGTCGGGCGCAAGATGGGAACACAACCGCACTTGGCAAATTAGGGCTTGGCTTGGACAAAACAGAATTAAAAACACTTTCATTCACAGAGGTGCAACAAAAGTTATCAGATCTAACGGGTGGGGCAGCAGCTGCAAATGCTGAAACATTTCAAGGCAAGATTGATCGCCTCAAAATTGGATTTGATGAAGCAAAAGAAAGTCTTGGCGTTGCATTGTTGCCACAGGTTGAAAAGTTAATTACATTACTAAATGACAAAGGCATTCCGGCTTTGAACGGCTTTATTGCCGGCTTAACTGGGGATGAAAGTTTGTCGGCTGGTTTTACTAGTGCTGAAAAAACTGGAGAAAGCTTTGGCAAATTTATTGATAGATTGATTGGTAAGTTTCAAGGTCTAATTACATTTCTCAGGGAAGCAATTGGTTTAGTTATAGAGTTTGCAAATCAAGGCATAAGAGCAATAAACTATACAGTTAATACCGGTCCTGACACTCCCTATTTTGCAAATCCAAGTTTGACTAGTGGATTTTTGCAAAATGCACCGGCATTACCAACAATTTTATCTGGTGCTGGAGAAAATCGCACAACAGTTAATAACATCTCTGTGCGGACGGTTGATAGTGAAGGTGCTGCAAGAGCAGTTGCAAAGGTATTAAATCAAAGCGCATCAAGATCAGTTCCACAGCTGTATAACTCAGGCATAAAGGGCGGATAATGACAGTCTGGACACCTGACTGGAAATTGACTGTTGCCGGTGTTGATTACACAGACATTGCAATCAGCGACATCACGCATGAAAGCGGTCGGGATGATATCTATACACAACCCAACCCATCTTATTTGCAAATCAGCCTTGTGGCATTGTCTGGACAAACCTTGCCATTTGACATCAATGACAGTTTAAGTTTGCAAGTTAAAGATAGTTCAGCAACTTATGTTAATTTATTTGGTGGCGACATAACTGACATTACAGTTGAGGTTGCACAAACTGGACAGATTGCAACAGTTATCTCTTACACGATCCTTGCAATGGGTGCGCTGGTCAAACTAGCAAAAGAGATTTACAACGGCACAATTTCACAAGATGAGGATGGCGATCAAATACTAACGCTATTAGAAAGCGTGTTGCTTGGGTCTTGGAACGATGTGCCATCTGCAACTACATGGTCAGGATACGATGCAACTGTTCAATGGCAATATGCAGAAAATCAAGGTCTTGGTGATATTGATACTCCTGGACTTTACACAATGGAAAACCGAGCAGCTGAGCCCGACACCATTTACAACATTGCAAGCACAATTGCCAATTCAGCATTTGGATATTTGTATGAGGACAATGAAGGAAATATTGGGTATGCAGATGCAGACCATAGACAGACTTACTTACTTGCCAATGGCTATGTTGATCTTGATGCAAACCATGCGTTAGGTCAAGGGCTTTCAACTGTTGTGCGAGCAGCTGACTTACGCAATGACATTTATATCAATTATGGCAACAACTTTGGATCTCAAGAAACTGCAACGAGCGCATCATCAATTGCTTTATATGGCTACAAAGCCGAAAGCATAAATTCAGTCATTCATTCAGCTGTGGATGCTCAAGAGGTTGCAGATCGCTACATCGCTCAACGAGCCTTCCCATTGCCGGCATTCCAATCCATAACCTTCCCACTTACAAATCCAGAAATTGACAATGCAGATCGAGATAGTTTGCTTGGCGTATTTATGGGGCAACCACTTAACCTGAAAAACCTGCCGGATCAAATCTCAGGCGGTGAGTTTGAGGGCTATGTTGAGGGCTGGTCATGGAGCACAAGATTTAATGAATTATTCATAACGCTTAACCTGTCGCCTGTGGCATTTAGTCAGGTTGCAATGCGTTGGAATACTGTTCCAATAAATGAAACATTCCAAACGATAGATCAAACTTTGACATGGGAATACGCTACAATCGTATCCTGAGAATAGGACAATATGGCAACCACTACTAATTACGGCTGGACAACTCCAGATGATACAGCTTTGGTCAAGGATGGCGCATCTGCAATCCGCACACTTGGCTCATCTGTTGATACCACCACAAAAAACTTAAATCCTGAAACAACTCTTGGCGATATTGTTTATCGCTCATCAAGTGCAAATGTCAAAACAAGACTTGGAATTGGATCAACTGGCAATGTTCTAACTGTTGCTGGTGGTGTGCCAACTTGGGCTGCACCTGCTGTAAGTTCATCAGGTTTAGTATTTTTGAATAAAACAGATTTTACCGCCTCAAGTGCAGTTAATATCAATGATGTATTTTCTACAACTTATGACAATTACAAGGTTATGATTGTTGGCACATCAACTACTGCCAATAAAGGTCAAGCAACCATAAAAATGCGAGTGAGTAGCACAGATACCTCAACCAATTATGTGAGCCAAAAGAATGCGGCTTATGACGCAAATGTTGTAGCAGCAAGAAACGAAAAAGGAACAGATGAGGGATACATTGGTGATATAGCACCTTTAGATGAAACTGATGTTATAAGTCTAGATGTTTATAGACCATTTTTGACTAAGGAAACAACTTGGATTGGTCATAGTTTTTCAACTCAAGATACATTTTTGGTTTTGAGTGGTTTTTCTCAAACAGATAAAACTTCATTCACAGGATTTACTGCATTATTTACTGAAACTAGCACTGGTTCAATATACTCCTATGGATACGCAAAGGCATAAAATGACATATAAAATAACTGAAAGTTTTGTTGAAACTGGTGAAGTTATTGAAAGAGAAGCAACTGCTGACGAAATTAAAATGTTTCAGGCAAGAGAGAAAAAGTTTGCAGATATTGATAAGGCAAAATTGGCACAAGCCAAAACAAAGGCAGCAGCCAAAGCAGCCTTATTAGACCGCTTAGGCATTACTGCAGACGAAGCCAAACTCTTACTGAGTTAGCACAATCTTAGGGAATAATGCCAAACCTGTTGCAGATTGCTAAAGCTGAGATCGGCTATCAAGAGCAACCTGTTAATGACACAAAATATGGCAAATGGTATGGATTAAACAATCAGGCTTGGTGTGCCATGTTTGTATCTTGGTGCTATAACAAAGCAGGACTTGGTGGGTCAATAGCAGCTCAATCCGGTAAAGGATTTGCTAGTTGCGATCATGCACTTAAATGGTTTGCCATGCTTGGCAAGCTAATACCGGTAGGACAGGCAAAAGCCGGTGATATTGTGTTTTTCCAATTTGACAAAGATGCTGAGCCGGATCATGTTGGCATTGTTAAATGGAACAACACAGCATTGAAATACTTGCAAGTGATTGAGGGCAATACTTCATCCGGTAAAGCAGGAAGCCAATCAAATGGCGATGGTGTTTATTTACGCAAACGCAACTATTCACTAATCATGGCAGTTGCCCGACCATAGGAGATGCATGAAACTATCAAATAAACACAAGGCAGCAATCAAGTCATATTTAAGAGCTGTTGCTGCATCTGGCATAACTGTTGCACTTGCAATTGTTGCTGATATCAGACCAGAGTTTGCAGTATTACTTGGAGCATTGATTGCACCAGTA